CAAAAAGGAACGATTGGAAATATTATTCCAGAATGCGATATGCCATTCACGGCAGCTGGAGTAAAACCCGACATTATTATTAATCCACATGCGATCCCATCTCGTATGACGATTGGTCAGTTAAAAGAAACATTGTTAGGCAAGGTTTTAGTCGAATTGGGATTATTTGGAGACGGTACTTCATTTGGTGACTTAAGTATTGACGCGATTCGTAAAGAGCTACTAAAGGTTGGATATGAGAGCAATGGTAATGAAGTCATGTACAATGGCCTAACTGGACAACAGTTGGAAACAAGCATATTCATTGGTCCCGTGTTTTACCAAAGACTGAAACATATGGTGAATGATAAGCAACATAGTCGTTCGATTGGTCCGATGGTTAATCTTACTAGACAGCCGGCTGAAGGTAGAAGTCGAGATGGGGGTCTACGATTTGGAGAGATGGAGCGTGATTGTATGTGTTCTCATGGAGCTTCTAGATTCACGAGAGGTAGATTGTATGACGCGTCAGACAAGTATCAAGTAAATGTCTGTGGTCGATGTGGTATGATCGCGGCATTCAATAATAAGATGAAGATTCATGTATGTAGAACGTGTGATAATCGTGTAGATTTCAACTATGTGGAAATTCCATATGCATGTAAATTGCTGTTCCAAGAATTACAGACTATGAATATTGCTCCAAGAATTATGACATAACTATTTACTCATACATCAGAGCTACAAATACCTACAAATACTGATAAATACATATAAAAATATAAGTAACAGTTTTAGCAAAATCAAAATATTTTTTTATATGAGAGATATATATAATAATGGCTACTTGTGGAAATCAAAATGATAATCTTGCATATGTAGCTGCCGGTAGACCCGGAATAGCATTAACTCTAGTAGGTGGCGGATCAAATAGTAATTCTGGAAGTGGTATGGAAGGCGGTTCGGCGCGCGAAAGCATGCGATTTACGCTTCGTCAAGCATGGAACGGACAAGCCGCATCTGGAACAGTCAATGGTGTAAAGGTTGCCGCTACCCCATTCCGCGCTGTTAATAATGCAGGCGATTTGTTAAATCGTGTTGCTTATACATCTGGTGGATCCAACCAAGTAAAGACTGGTAGAATTAGAACTGCTGCTAACCAACAAGGAAATTTCTTAGGCGGAAGCATTTTTGCCAAACCAGATGGAACTGGTGTTCCTAGTGCAAGTACCAACGTAAAGTGGGTATATGATGGTTCTGATTATACCAAATTTAAGAAACAACAAGCCGCAAACCGAAACTACAATGATTGGAGTTATGGTGGTTCTAATAATGGTGCTTATACAGCTTACAAGAGAGCACGTAATTAAATGGTTGTATAGTATGATGATGACCATGAGTCCGAGTATCATCATTAAACCTTTGTAAATAATTTTATATATACAGTTATTATATATATAAAATGTCAGGACTTCAATTCACATATCGTTTTACTGGTCCAGCAGACCAAGGAATACTTTTAAAAAATAGGGGAAACAATGCGATTGTCAACGCGCAAATGGGAATGCCGCAGAAATTTTCGCCATCATCTGGTGATTCAATGTTTTCCAACGCTAGACAAACATACATTAAAGATTCTGGTGGAGGAACATTATTAAGCGGTCACTACGATTCTTCGCAACATATTTATATGAAAAAAATTAATGCGATTGGTAAGAGTTCTACATTACAATCTACCGTGTCATTTCAAGGAAAACCAAATGATACGACTTTTATTAATAGTTCTTTAGCACGTGTTAGAGGAGGCGGATCAGTTGCTCCTAAAAAGAAGGGTGCTTTAGCTAATCCATTCAAATCGGGTGGTGGTTCTACTGCAACTGGTACTGGAAATAGACAGATATTTGCGTAAATTTTATATAGGTAGTTTATATAAGTCAATGAACAAATATCTTGTTGAATTTCTAGGAACTCTTTTCTTTCTTTATGTAATTCTTGCCACTGGAAATGCGTTGGCAATTTGCGCTGCTTTAGCAATCGCTATTTTGGTAGGAGGTGCTATTTCTGGTGGAAACTTCAACCCTGCAGTATCTGTTATGATGGTCGCTGCTGGCAAATTACCACAGAATGATTTAATTCCCTATGTTCTTGCCCAAATAGCGGGTGGATTGGCAGCTTTAGAACTATACAAACGCGTTAAACTCTAAAGTATTTAGAGTAATTTATTTAGGTAATATAATATTTTTCTATGAATATTATATAACATAATTATGGATTATAGCAATAGCAATGGTCAACAATCATCTACAGAGGGCGAAAATAAATCATCTGTATTCGGAAGTATGTGGGATGGATTAAAAAGTGGTTTTTCTGGTTTAAAAAATAAAGTTACTGGGATAGTTTCTGCGTCATCTACTGAAGAGAATCCTAATCCTCCTACTGGTGGAAAAGGCCGAAAACATAAAAAATCAATGAAAGGTGGAAAATCTAAAAAACGCATGTCATCTAAATCGCGCAAGGGAAAGGGTAAAAAGCGAACATATGGTCGAAAGTAAGAAAATCGATGAAATATTTATTTTATCAACTGTAGTAAAAATATGATATTATAAGAGTTATATTATCATACATAATGACCGTACACCGCACAAATGGTGTTAAAGCTAGTTACACTATTAAATAGTTAATATGTAGTAAGTTACTTTCGTTCCTTGATTTTTTTCATGATGCTTAGTAATAAATATACACCCAATACACCAAGTGACGCGTAAAATAATTTCACAAGAAAATCATCTGGTGTTTTACTGCTTTTTTTATTTGTAAAAGCTTCACGACATACTTGTCCAGTAATCGGATTTTTATTATACAGCGGTTTAAAATCACATGGATTCATATTTTTTAAATCCGTTGTAGTAACATGTCTGGTTTCAGTTCCTTTATTGTTATTTACATCTATTGTTTCTAGTGTAATTTCATCACATTCCGGTTGAGAACCGCTCATAAATGCTTGAAAAATAAGCATTGGATTAAGTGCGGATACATTGCTTAATGTTCCTGGGACCAATCCTTCAAAATCCCCAAAATTCATATTCATTCCACTACTTATAAACGGAATCGATCCATCCGGAACATTATTTACATAAACATATCTGTCTACAATTTGCTTTGATTTTTTATCTTTACATGTAGCAGCTGTTTTTAAAAAGAATTTGTTTCCGAGTGGACCTCCGGTAGCGGATGCTTGACCTTTACCAGTAACTAATACTTCTACATAATTAATTAATCCACCTACATCAGCCGCAATGGTAGAAATGGATCCATCTGAACTCATTCCCATTTGACTAGGCGATTTAATTTGTTTCCAATATTGATAATCTGGACCTAATATTCTTTGTTCAACGCCTTTTACATCATCTAATACTTCTTCAAAAAAATTTCCAGTTGACATATTATATATATATTTAAACATATAAAATAATGTGTAAAATGGTGAAACAATACTATGTATTTTAACAGTTAATTTTCTTTCTTTATTATATATTAAAATGTCTAAACCTAATAATTTTAGTTATTCAAATACTTTAACAACTGCGAAACAACCTATAGTTGATGTAAAGGGGGTATCTAATAATGGCATGGAACCTATATCGGTTGGAGTAATGGGTGGAATGGCTAGACCCAATGTTAATTTAGGTCATGCTCCACAAACAACCGCCGCAGACAATTATAATATTGCTCAAAATTACATTGGCCCATTTGGTAAGGCATACCCAATGAAACATTGGAGAAGACAATTGAGTATGAATAGTAATGGAAGACAAAGTGGTCGAAGTTCCGCTTCAATTAGTGTCGTTGATAGACCCGGTGGAACTGTATTTAGGGGATATACTTCTGAAACTGGTTGTTCTTGTGACGGAAGTGGCAATTTATACATCACATTTGATAATAAATTTCTACAGTCTGATTATCAAAGCATAAAGCCACGTGTATCTATTCCGGTAGCACCTGGAACACAAAACAATAACATTCAAAATAATGCCGCAATTCAAATTGGTCCAGTAGATGCTTCTGGTAGCTATCAAATTCAAACCGGTATTTATATGACAAAAAGAATATGCGATACACCAGAAAACAATGTAATTAAATCGGCTGTCACATTGTTAAGCAAGTCATATTATAGTGATAATAAAGCATATTTAAAGGCTCGTTGTAAATTGTACAGCCAAAAGCAATCTATTCAAGAGATTGCTGGAAATACATATGATTCTCCTTATATTGAAAATAATTCGACCGAATTTAATACTAATAACTGTACAAATCCATATCAAACTGGAAGACAATGTAGCAATACTACAACATACAAACCAAGTAATGCGCAATTTGCGGTTCAAGGTGCGGTCGACAACGGAACACGCTTGGCGAAATTAAAGTACGATACCATTACAAAAAATGGTGCTTCGTTTAGAAGTGCGTTTGGAGAAGCAGCCGCAAATGCTGGAAAGTATCAAGGTAATTATGATGGAAATACAGCGTATTTTATTAAGACAAAATATAATCCTCCGTTGGCTTGGAGACGCAACGGACAAAAAACAGTTTGTGCGACTGGAAATTCCAATTGCGGTCCTAGTCAAGTATTATCTTCTTTCTGGAGTTCTGTAAATTAAAGTCATGGCTTGGGGTTTACCGACTGTTTATAGTGTTTATTTTTTTCTGATTGTTTATTGTTTATCGTGTAATATAATTATAATAGTTGTTTTACTGCTCTAGATGGATTCAGTTGTATTTTTATCGCTATCACTTGATGTATTTTTATCATCAGATTGAGTCAAATCGACAATTACCTTATTTGCTTCCTTTTCTGCCAGATATTGATCTGTTACATCTTGGATGTCATCATCAATATAAACCTTATTATCGGCTACATATGTTTCATTTTTTGGTTCATCGGCCACTTGAGTAAGATCATCAATGTGAATTAGATCTGGTAAATCGGCATATTCGTCTGAATCGTGGTGACTAGTTTCATCTGTAATTGGAATCAACTCTGGTAAATCAGCATATTCGTCTGAATCGTCATGACTAGTTTCATGCTTAATTGGAATTAACTCGGATAAATTAGCAAGTTCGTCTCCATCATCAGAATCATCCGCATCACCATCAATATCGTCATCATCCGCATGACCATCAATATCGTCATCAGAATCATCATCGCTATCTGGTTCCGTTTTAATATAAGTAGTATTGACGATTATAGGAATACCGTTATTAAATAAATTACTATATATTTCATTGACGTCGTCGACTGACGCAAAATTTCTATTAATAATACCACTGGCTATATCTCCCATGTGTCGAATATTATAATTTATGCTATTTATGGCATGTGCGATATTTATACTGGCAGAAATACATATTAGTAGTTTATCTACCCATACAGAAGAAACTGAAAATATGTATCCTAACATAACACATATCGTACTAATAAATATAAGTGCTAATCTAACCATTCCAATTAAAATGTAAATAATATATACATGAATATCAAAATACAGTGACGTGACCGCAACGTCAATATTCATGGGTTCTTCCTTCATATTTTCTGCGTTCATAGTTTCACTAGACATTTCAGTAAGATAAATAACATGTATGAATAATTATTGGGTTCAATTTTTTTTATTAAATTAAAAAAATTGAATTATGTGAAGAATATGTTATATAAAAATTAATCAGCCAAAAATTTAGTCAATGCCTCGCTAGTTCTGGGGCCATCATAATCCTTAAATTCCCCTTTATCGTCGACGACTAATATTGTAGGAAAACCACGAATGTTATATTTCTCCAAATCGTCACCAGCTTCGCTCATTTCTACCTTGCGTAATGTCACTGGGCCAGTGTATGATTGAACAAAATTATCCCATTCTGGCGCGAATCGCTTACAGTGACCACATTCATTCATATAATAATATGTACATGTTCTAGGATTTCCAAAGTTTTCCACTGTGGAATTTTTCTTAATAAATAGAGCCCATAAAATACCAACAGCTATAGCAACTGTGATTAATTTTACAACTCGCGATGATGTATACAACTTATACAATAGTTTATGCATTATATACTATTGGTATAAAATAAATAATAAAAATAAATTAAACTACGATGCTCTAAACTACATTAAACGTAAAAATATTCGTCTGTATCATATTTTTGTTATAGATAATATGGTTTTTTTCACACCATTGAATACATTTTTGAATATTATTTTTCTTC